TTATTTCTGCTTTGGATAATGAAGATAAATCATTTTGCGAATCTGTAATGACAACAGAAGAATATCATGAAAAAAGATTAAGAACAACAAAAGAAATTTGGTTGGCTGAGTATATGCAACAACCAGTGGACATTGCTGGTCGCTTATTCAACAATCTTAAAACAATATCAAAAGAGCAATTGAGCGAGATAATTGAGGCAAATAAATCAATTGAATTTCCATCTGGAATTAATGGAGCAGTTGCATATATCGATGTCGCAGATGCTGGAACAGATTTTCTGGCAATGGCAGTTTGTTGTATGATTTCTGGAGAACTTTTTGTGGTTGATTATGTTTTTAACAGAGAGAATACAGATGTCACAATGCCATTGTGTGCTGAATTATTATCCAAATGGAATGTTGCATATTGCCGAGTCGAATCAAATTCAATGGGAGCAATGTTCAGTCGAGGTTTACAAACAATGTCACCACAAACAAAATTATTGCAAGTTCATAACTCAGTAAACAAGAACACCAGAATCATAATGCAATCAGCATTGATTCAATTAAAAATGAATTTTGTATTAAATGGAGATTCAAATTCTGAACAATTTATTGCAAATTTATTAAGTTATTCAAAAGAGGGAAAGAACAAAAATGATGATGCTCCAGATTGTATTTCTGGACTTTCAATCTTTATTCAATCTATGTTTAAAAATATATTTTAAAAAATGATAATTTTTATTAGTAATTTTGTAAAAACTGGAAAATTATGGCATTAAATTTCTTTGAAAATTTCTTCGGAATAAATTTAAACAACAACGAATCACGAAGATACATAGACCAGATGAATCGAATTTTTCCAGTTGAGAATCAAATCTGGGGAAAAAAAGATGCAGTGTGGGTCGATACAAATGACATCTGGAGATTGTTTATTGAGATACCAGAACTCAGAGCAGTAATAAACAAAAGAGCATCAATGATGAGTTCAAATAAACCATGCTTGTATCGAGATGGCAAAGAAATTGAATCGCATTGGTTGTTGGATTTAATTAAAAAACCAAATGCAATACAATCATGGGCGGATGTTGTTTACACGATGTCAGTTCAAGATGCATTGTATTCAAACACATTTTGCTACACACCAAAACGATTAATGAATTTAAGAAATTTATTTGTGCCATTACCAGCAAACAAAATAAAAATGAATTTATCTGGTAAGAAATTAAAGCAAATGGATGCCGATGATTTAATTCAATCATTTGATTTCACTTATGATGATGGCTCAAAAGAGAGAATCGTTTGGGAGGATATGGTGTATCTTACAACCGATGATGGTATGAATATAGTAAAACCCATCTCCAGAGTTGATTCATTAAAATATCCACTCTCAAACATCAAGGCATCTTATCACAAAAGAAATGTTTTGCTTGAAAACATCGGAGCATTGGGCATTCTTTCAGCACAACAAAATGACATGGGTGGAGCGATACCAATGACACCAGAGGAAAAAAGAGGTATTCAGCAAGACTGGTACAATCGTTCAAAGGATGAAATAATTATAACTGAGGCAAATGTGAATTGGCAATCGATGAGTTTTCCGACAAAAGATTTGTTATTATTTGAAGAATTAACTGAAGATAAACTGGCAATCATTGATGCTTATGGTTTAAATTACAACTTATTTTCATCAACAAGTGGTGCGACATTTTCAAATGTAAAGGATTCAATTCGTATGGTTTACACTGATACAATCATCCCAGAAACTCAAGCAATGTATGATTCCATCATTAAGCAATTTGGATTGGATATTGATGGATATTATTTACACGCAGAATTTGACCATTTACCAGTGTTGCAACATGATTTGGAAAAGAGTGCAACAATTTTAAAATTACGAACTGATGCAGTTGAAAAAATACTGGCGATGAATGTTGGCTTGACACCAGAGGAGGCACGAGCAATTTTGGATGTTTAAATTAAAAAAAATAACTAATGAAAATAAATTCTTATTCAACAAAAAATGGTTTTGAATTAAAAGATGTTGATTCAAATTCAAAAAAAGTATCAATGTACCTTGCCAAGTTTGACAATCTGGACTCTGATGGCGATGTAATTAGAAAGGGTGCATTCACAAAATCTTTAAAAGAGCATGGAGTATTGACAGAATCTAATCGAAAAATTGCTTTTTTAAGGCATCATGACTGGCAACAACCAATCGGCAAATTCATTGAATTAAAAGAAGATTCAGAGGGATTGTTTGCAGTTGCTAAAATGGGCAGAACGCAAATTGCTGAAGATTCATTCAAAGATTATGAAGATGGCATCATTCGTGAACATTCAATTGGTTTTCAATACATAAAAGACAAAATGAAATTCGTTGAAGATAAATCATTTGGAGGAAAGGGATATTTTGAAATCAAAGAGGTCAAATTGTTTGAGGGCAGTGCAGTCACATTTGGTGCGAACTCTTTAACAAATGTCATATCAATAACAAAAGGAGAGCAGAGAGAGACTTTTTTAAGCGACTTGAATGCAAACTTTAACAACACACTCAAAACACTCACAGAACGCATGGAATCAAGCGAGGGAGTGTTTGAATTGGAAATGAAATTAAAGTATTTGAATTCGCAATTATTACAACTCGCACAAATGGAGTCGGATATCCACTCCACAAAAAGCGAGGCATTGTTGGTTAATGAATTCAATTGGAGTGAAATAATAAATAAAATAAATGTTTAATCTTAAAAAATTCTAAAAAAAATGGAATCAAATTTAACACCAGAGCAAGTTGTTGATAAAATCAATAATCTGTTCGCAGAAAAAACGGCTGGGATGCCTACGCATGATGATGTCAATGCGTTAAAATCCGAAATTGAATTATTAAAAGGGATGGAAAAGAAATCTTCTGAAATGGAATTGGCACTCGCTAAATTCGAGGGAAGAATTGAGGCAATGTCCGAAAAAGCAGTTTCGCCAGTTGCTGAAAATATTGGCTCAGTTGGAGAGCAAGTGACTAAAGGTTATATGAATCAAATCGATGCTTTAAAATCTGGTAAAACAATTAATCTGGAGACAAAAGTAACAACAATTAATGGTGATTACACTGGAAATGTTGCTCTTTCAACTTTGGAATCTGGAGTGAATCATGTTGCTCGACAAGTTGCAAAAATCCGACCATTGATGAATGTTGGGAGAACTGCATCAAAATTCGTGACATACATTCAAGAATTACAAGACCAATATTATGGTGGTGCTGATAATGTTGCAGAGGGTGGAGCAAAGCCAGAAATCGAGCCAAAATATCAAGAGGTATCTAAGGAGGTTGTTAAGATTGCTGGATTTATCAAAGTTTCAAAAGAAATGCTTGAGGATTTGGCTTTCGTACAAAATGAAATAAATTTCCAACTAATGAGTGGAGTTGAATTACAAATGGAGAATCAATTATTGAATGGCTCTGGAGTTGCTCCAAATTTATCTGGAATTTATACAACTGCAACAAACTTTGTTGCTGGTATCTTTGCAACGAATGTTATTTTGCCAAATCTTTCAGATGTAATTCAATGTGCAATTGCTCAAATTCAAGGAGCAAAGCATGAGGCAACTCATGTGATTTTGCATCCATCAGATTACGCAACATTGGTAATGCAGAAAACATCTGCTGGTGAATACACTTATGGAGCAGTAAGTTTGAATGGTTTAACTGGAGCGATTTCAATTTGTGGTTTGCCAGTTGTAACTACTACATTTATGCCAGTTGGCAAATTTTTAGTTGGAGACATGACAAAGGCAAACTTGCGTTTGCGTGAAGACATGAATATTCAAGTTGGTTATGTAAATGATGATTTTACCAAAAACTTGGTTACAATTCTTTGTGAGGCAAGAGCCGTTTCATTTGTAAAAGCAAATGATTTTACTGCTTTTGTTAAAGGAGATATTGCTACATCAATAACTGCAATTAAGAAACCATAATCCTTAAAAACTGAAAATCATGAAAAAGCCACGAAAAGTAATAAAAGGAAAACCAATCGATATTGATATTGACACTCCATTAGTGGACATTGATTTCAGTCGAGAGGATGATGGCAGTGTTGAATTAATCATTGACACTGCATTAATTGATGCAGTTTACACAAAAGATGCCGATGGAAAAGTGGAATGGAGCATAATCAAAGACCACAAAATGTATGACTTTGAATCCAATGGGTCTGTTCCAGAATTACCAAAAGGCAAAATTTTGAGAATAACTGGTGAATTCGTTAAAATATTTTTGAAAGCGAATTACGGAAAACTATTAAAAAAAGATAAAAAATAAATAAATTATGTTTTTAACTCCGAATGATTTTACTGGAAAATATGAATTACACACTGGGATGTATGATACGGCACTCTTGCAAACTTACATTGATAAGTATGAAATAAGTTATCTTAAACAACTCTTTGGAATTAAGTTATACAACCAATTTATATCGGATTTATCACCATCATTTTTGCCACAATCACCAAATTTCATTTTCTTATTTAATCCATTTTCAGAGGATGTAAATTTGTTAATGATTTTGGAGAGCAATGGAATACCAGAAATGTTAAAAGGATTTATTTATTTTGAATATTCCAAAGACCAAATGATGACACAAACAACATTTGGAGGAGTACAACAAAAATCCGAAAATAGTGTGGTTTTAAACACTCTGCAAAGTTTGATTTATTCTCGTTATAACGAGTCGATTGTCACTTTTAGAGCCATTCAAAATTACATTAGATTAAATGAATTACCATTAAATTTGCCAACTTATTATGAGTTGTTAAAAATAAATGTTTCCTCAAATTTAGTTTATGGTGCATTTAATCAATCGTATGTTGCTGATGCTTATTTATTAAATAAAGCAGTTAAGCAATTTCAATTGATTGGAATCGTTGGAAATGGTTACCCAGTTGGGCAACAAAATAATGTAAATTGCTCAACCATAACTGGAAATGGCTCTGGAATGAAAGTAAATTACGAAGCAAATCTTCTCGGAGTACCAATGTTAAACACAATAAAATTAGTTCAAATTGGAAGTGGTTATGAAATTGGAGATGTAGTGGAATTGGATGGCTCAACCTTACAACCAAGACAATTTGAAATTACAGATGTTTATCCAGAATCAAATGGCAATGGTATGAAATTAAATGTCAGAACTTGTAAATCAAATGGAATTGATGGCTTTTCGGCTGGATTTTCTGGACTTGATTTTATTGTTGGACAAGAATACGATTTGGTTTATTCTGGAGGAGTTGGAGTTGGAACTGGAGGGAAAATAAGAGTTTTAACTCTTGATAATAATGGATATGTTGCATCCATTGAAATATCAGATGAGGGAACTGGATATTCAATTGGCGATTCTTTAGAAACAACAATCGGAGCATCCTTAATTGCTTTAACTCCGACATCTGTTTTTTTAACTCCACAAGTTTTCAGTGTTCGTGTTTATCTAAATAATGTTGGAACTGGGTATCAGCCAAATCAATTAATTGGTGTTCCAAATATAAATGGATTCATGGATTATCAAGACCCACTTGATGTTCCAAAATTTCAAATTTGCGAATTACCTTTGTTTACAAAAGGGGATTTAAAATTATTCAATGGTCAGAATAAACAATTAAATTATTGGATATGAAAGATGTAGTAAATGAAATTGAAATTCTGGTA